CGCCATAATCGGTTCGCCTAAAGTGGTGGTAGAAACGTCAGAATTATAGAGCTTCAACCCCTCGCGCTCCCCCCCGAAAAACACCGTGTCGTAATACTGAGTGAATCTTAAATAGTCGTCGTTGGAGAGAAGGATCGCGGCACTTGAATCGGGCACTCTCACATAGTTAAAGTCATCATCATCAACCCAAAGATGCCCGCCGCTATAGAGCATACTCCTCCACTCACCATCCGCCCTCACATAGCGATGCATCCCGCGCACGGGGAGCGTCATGTTGGTGCCGCCTTGAATCTGCGCCGCTGTCACGCCCTTGCGGGTCTTAATCGCGCCGTTGTCCTTAAGCGACATATTCTTTATTGCCGCAACCTCATTATCTTTTAGCTTATACGAGCTGGAAAACTCGTTTAAGCCACCGGAGAAGTCGGAGATGGTAAACTTACGTAATTCTCGCAGGTCAGCACCCATTATCTTAGCGGCCCTCTCCTTACAACGCCACCGAATCTATCCACCAGACTCGATCTGCCGTAGGATGTTTTGCTCTGTTTTGGCCCCGTTCTATCGCGCCTGACTATCGTGCGTTTGGCCTCCGTGATCGCGTCCTTATACATCGCGGCCAGATTCCCCACCTTCTTCTGGTTGCCGTCCTTTAGCGAAACGTGCCACGCGGCGTGGTAGTTGACGGCCTCGTGCATGAATTCTGGTAGTTCCGTCACTTCCGCGTCTGCCGTCATCGCCGTGGGTTTCTGGAAATACACCACCCGGATCGTGTAGGTGCCGTTGGGAATCGGGTAAAGCCACAGATCGCCGGGGGGAGAACCCGTCACCGTATCAACCGCGCCAAACTCCACGCGGTAATATGCAGGCTCGCCGGTCATCGTTACATTCCCCGTCCCCACATACTCAAACTCGTCATATTCGAGCCGGAGCAGTTGCTTGCGTCTCGTAGCGGATGGGTATAGCTGCACGTCCTTTAGTTGCAGGAAATCTGTGGGGAGGCCATACCGCTGCGTGGAAGCCGTTGTGGTGTCCTCTTTGTACGTGAGGAGACAGGGAATATCGGAAGCAACGCGGATAAGGGAGCGATTGATTTGGGCCTTGATCTCCGTATCCGTGAAGTAGGAATTATCGGAATCCGTTTCCCCCAACATCAACCTGATCTGTTCTTGCATCTCTCCAAAGTTCATTATTCCCACCTGCCGGTAATTGTTTTGGTATCAGTCTCATCCCACACGTCGTAACCCGCCACCCACTTATCATCCGCATCTAACACAAACTTTCTCTCGGCCACCTGCATCTGGTCCTGCTTGAACCTCAACACGTCAAACACGTAGTAATTAGCCGCCCCCTCTTTAATAGAGCCTGTGACGTAGTGGTCGTATCCTTCCCAAGTGCTCATTACGGGGTTGTGTGTATGGCCCGCGAATATTGCCACAATGTTATATCCATCAAGAACCTGTCTGTATAACTCCTGTTCTTCTTCCCGCCAAACAAATGTGGGGGGAGAATTCACTTCGTATCCGAAGCCCATGTGGTGTGCCATGACAATCGGTTTCGTTGTCCCGATTGCGGCGAGTTGGGCTGGTAGCCACGCTAAGGCATCTGTGTTCGGGTACATATTCAGTGATATGAATTCCACACCGCCCCAATCCCATCTGCGCAGGAGTGCGCCGTGGCGGGCGATAACCTTTGAGTCTATGCCCGTCCCCACGGGATTTAAGTCGTGGTTCCCCATAATCTCCTGTATGGGGTATCTCAGCACGCCCTCTACGCCCGTCAATCCAAAGTCCGCCAGAAAGTTGTCCCATGAACCCGGTAGTTGCTGCGCGCCGTTGTGGATGTCCCCCAAATGAACCACCCCCGCTATATCTCGCACCTTCCCGCCTAGCGCGGTCGGGTATTCCACGCCCATAACGCCGTTCATCGACAACACCTGTCCGTGCGTACGGATAGTCCAGTCGGACGTTAGGGAAGATTCGTAATGCGTGTCGCCCATGAATATGACTGCAAACTCGTCTATGTGTTTTTCGTCTTTCCAGAATGAATCCTTCGCGTCCTTCCACACCGTCCAAACACCTTGCGGCGGGCGGGATGCCTTCGCCTTCTCGCCGGGGGTGGCCCATCCGCCGGGCGTGATTCGTTTGTTTGGCCCCCCGGTGTCTATTTCGAGTTCGGCCTCTACGGCATATATGCGAATCTTGTAGGTTCCAGCCATTCATTAGCTACCCGGAGTAATGTGACTCAAAATCAAATTCAGGCGGTGGGGGGAATCCCGCCCCCTCCGGCCTAGAGATGAACTTGAGAATAATTTCGGTCGCGCCTGTCCATTCCGTCACTTCGTAATTCCCACTCACGTTGAATTCCGCCTGCCCGTCTACAATTTCATCCACACCGCCCGTGTCTATGTTGAATTCATTTGTACTGCCCCATTGAGCACTATCCACCCACAATTCTATGGCGAGCGCGGGAGACATGGGGAGGGCTTCGCCAGCGTACCTGAACCCGACCCTAACTTTGTTGATATAACCAGAGCTGTTCGTGAGCGTTTTGACCATAACGAATTCTTCTGTTTTGTCGGCCTGCTGAATCTGTATGTAGTCGGCATCATCCGGGCTTACCACCCCCTCGTCAACGGTCTTGTAGTGGTCGGTGTCTCCTACGGCACTCCATTCGGTTGTGCCGCCGTCATCCTCTACGCACGGGGCCACTAACTCATAGACAATCGCCATTAGATCACATTGGCCCCGGTCGGGTTTTGTGCCCAAAACCTCGCGTGAACGTCAGCTGTACTGCCAGCTGTAAAGCCGGTGGTTATCTCAAGGCTTAACGCCAAATAGGACGGGAGGGGCAACAAAAGGCCGTAGGCCGTGGTGACGGGGCCGGGGCTCATGCACCCATATACAGACAGTTTGCCAGCAGCCGGTATGGCGCTTACGGCGTTCGTTTGGTCAATAGCTTCGGTCACTTTCGCAAAGTTTGTGCCCGGCTGGTCCTCTGGCGGATACCAAGTTTTTATGTGGAGCTGTCCAAGTGCGCTGACACCATTCGCCTGCGTGGGGGTCCACCCGGTAGCCATCTCCGTCGCTAAACACCTAAGCGACAACTTGGCGTCTAGGTCGGATGAAACTCCAGCCCACTCAACGATCCACTCCACAAGTTCCGGCCTGCAATTCCTACTAGCCCGCAGCGCCGGGACCGTGATCCAGCTTGAGTAAAGGGTTGCTTGGGCCGCCAATGTTTGCCCGCTATACACATCAGCCTCATAACCTACCTCATACCACATTACTTTTTTCTCCTTTTAAGGATTGGTGGGCGGGGGACAGAGGGCCATCCCCCGCCGGTTTGTTGCCTACTTTCAGTCCTTGCCGATTAGACTACGCCTGCATAACGAAGTTGTTCGGCACGCAATCGAAGTATATCGCCCCTTTGGCGTCTGCCGCTATCGTAGCCAAGGCCACACCGCAGTTGATCGAGTCAGTGCGCTCCATCAACTCGCCGGAAGTACCCTCGACACAGACAGCGATACCGCCAGTGACGGTCCCGGTGGTATCAATGTAACCGTACCCGACACCTTTCTGGAGGCCCCAGAAGTACGCCCCGCTTGCCACTGTGGCTCCGGTGTTGTTGACCAACCAAACCTCGTCGCCAGCAGGGGTGACTGTAAAAACGAGAGCCGAGGCCGTTGCGGTCAGACTGATGTCTGGAGTCGCAACATAGCCATCGGGGATCGCGCCCCCGGCTTCGGCAAGAATGTACTGCTTGCCGCTTTCCCATCGAATGTGGCCTACCGTGAGGCCAGCACCGAGGTCGGCGAGGGTCTGAGACGTTTCGGTTACGCCTGTTTTGAAAGATACGTTACTCATTCGTCACACCCCCTTTTAGGTTGCGGTTAGAGAGTCAAAGTTATGCATGATTCCGCCTCTTGACGGATCACTCGTTGTCAATTCACCGGCCCACATGATGTGGGCAACGCCGACCGCCTGATCCACAGGCTTCGCGAACGGCTCAAGACGGTTGTTCTCGTCCCGATGCGTCACAAAGTCAATGAAGTCAGTGTTAATGAAATAACAGCGGTTGTCAGTCTCTGTAGTCGTCCCGTAATCCAGGATGTGGAGGTCCGCCATTAACGTCGCTTGCCCATTAAACGTAGCGGTCAAAAAGCCAGCGTCCATCTCGCTCTGCTTGTAGTAACGCTGGTACTGCTGTTGCGAGCCTACATATCTACCAAACGGGACATTATTCAAGGCGATCAGGTCCGGCTGGATATTGCCGTCCGCGATCTCCATGTAATGCACGTTCATGTCGATATAGTTAAGCCCAACGCCAGTGCCCCCAACGTCGGTCAGAGTTCCGGCCCACGTAGAGAGGTCCGCCTTCGTAATACCGCCCAATGCGTAGTCGGCGGTGGTTAAGGTGTAGGACGAGTCGTCGTAGATCAGCTCAAGGCACTGGACTTCCGCCGCTGTGTCGCGGCTCGCCAATACACTATGAGCAACCATGTCAGTTGCCAGAAGATCGCTCATCTTCATTCGCGCCAATTTCATTTTGGCGTCCATGAGTTTCTTCACACCTTCCGGCCCCTGGTTTTTAAGCAATTCATCACGACTAATAACGATAGGAACTTCGTAATACTTCCAATTAAAATCCGCAGCCGTTACTTGCTGTTCAGCCGACGTGTCAAACTGATCGTAAGGGCGATACGCTCCACCCTTAGTCATCGCGTGCATAATCGGCTGTTTAATCGACTCACCACTAGAGGGCTTTGTGCCCTTCGCGGCAAGTCGTTTTTGAAGCAAGTTCTGGTCGAACACCGTCTGCGGAAACTTTGGCATGTAGTACTTGTTCGTAAGAGCCGTGATCTGGTCAAAGGTCAAGGCCATTAGTACTCACTCCTGCCGAAACAAAACTAGCTTATGCCCCCATCCCCTCAAGGTCTCTCAGCATCGAATCCTCCACATCTGCTTCGCTCATCGTCGTCACGTCGAACGGGGACGTAGGAGTGGCCGGGCCTGAGCCGGGGGGTGTGTACTTCTGATTGTTCGCCTTAATCTGCTCTGCGGTCTGTTTAGTGGCACTGTCTGCGGCTTGCCTCACCATTTGGGGGCCGAGTAGTGCCCATGCGATAGCTCTTACATCTCCGCTACCCGTCTCCACAACCCGATTCCAGATTGCGTTACGGGACTCGTCGGTAATGGGGAGCCCATCCACATCTCGCAGACGATCAATCTCGGCGTTCATCTCCTGATTCGCCAGTTTCGTCTCCATGTCATTTACTTTTTGTACCAGCGGGTTAAAAGTTTGGTCCACGTTCTGCGGCACCTGTGTACGAGGATTCATCTCAGCGGAAGTATCGGCCTGGTAGTACCCCTGGTCGTAATGCTTCCGGACTGTTTCCTCTAACGCCCCCGCAAGCGAGGGGTCACTCTTTAGCTGCTGCATCAGTGGATCAAAATTCTGATACCGCTGTCTTGTTTCTGCTAATTCAGTTTGAGCCGTGTTCATGCCCTTCTTTAACGCCTGTGTTTGTGCCACAATTGTTTGAAGGGTGTAACCGTCTCCTAGAGATGCGATGTCCTTCTCTAATGCGGCCATGTCGATTTCTTGCGGCGCGGAGGCAGCTTCGGGAGCAGGCGCGGGCGCGGCCTCGGGGGCATCAGGAACGATGGCCTCCGTTGCAAACGCCGCATCGCTCTCAATGCCTTCCACGGCGGGAGAATCGTCGGCTTGGCTTGGGATAGGAGCACTCATCTATTTAGTCCTTCCGTTAAACAGGGGGGAGGGCTGGCCCTGGTTGTGGCGCACCTTGGGCTGAGGCCGCAGCCATCTGCGGCGCGGCCGGGTTTGGTGCCGGGGCTTGAGCGCCTATTCCTGTTTTGGTTTCTTCTGCAATCCGCACAAAGGCTTCAAAAAACTGCTTTACCTGCATGGTATCTTCGGGCCTAGCGCCCCCCTGCACGTAAAGCTGGAGAGCTTGGGCTAAGAGCGCCCCAACTGACGCTCCACCACCGGCTCCCGGTTGCGGCCCTTGCTGGCCGGGTAATTGATTGGGGGTTGCGGGTTGCTGTGTTCCAGTCCCCCTAAGATTGCTCATGGCGGCACTAACCGCCGGGTTGTTGCCGCCGCTATAATCTGGTGACATTATTCTATCCTCCAACAAGTGAAAGGGGCGGCTGCTGCGGCATCATGCCTGGATCGCCCATGCCGCCGCCGGTAAGAGCCTGTTTTTTAGCTGCCCACATGGGCTGCATCCGCTCGATAACTGCATTTTTGTCCGGTATATCAAAGTTCTCCACAATGAACATCTCGTCCACAATCATGTTGGAATACAACCACATATAGCGCTGCTCCTCCATGACGCGAGAATTGGGCAAGTTCACGCCGCCCTTGATTTCATATCTGAACATTTCAGGCACGACGCCGCTGAGATCAACTAGCTCGGTATAATGAACCCCGTGCACGTAGAACTCGCCCATAAGATAGGTGAGATACTTCGCCAGGTTTTTTGTAGCGTATTCGAGGTTGCGGGTTTTGAGGCGCATCCTGTTGTTGGCCGCTTCTTGTAGTTGTTCGATAGCATAACCCGACCTAACGTCACCCGGCGTTTGGCCCTGCGTCACTTCCCTCACGCCGCTAATCGACTCAATCACGTGTTCGAGATAGGGAAGCGATTGGAACGCGGCGGCGTTGATGCCGCTCGGGTCAAACTTCTTGATGCCATCCACGTCCTCCACGGGCACGTACTCGCCGGGCTTATTCTCAATCTCCTCCGGCTCCAAGCCGCTTCGGTGGTCGTAGAACGTGATAGGGAACGTGGCCCAATTGAGGCCGTCCGCTATCTGGTTGGCCCTGATGTTGTATTGCTCTTGAAGCCCTTTGAGTGACGTGAGTTCGTCAAACCCATACATTGAGCCGGGGATGAAGTAGTTCTCAAAGTCGATATACGGGTATTTAATGAATGGGTTGGGCCGGTCGTCCAACACGTCCTGGTCAAACCCGTGGATGTACGTGATCAGGCGCCCGCGAGGGAACTCTTTCCTCTTTACTTTCTTGTTCTTAACGTAGCGTTCGCCGTCCGGCTTAGATGCGTTGATTTTGATAACATCATCCACAACCGACTCGTCAGGGAACCACGCCTCCACCACTTCCACAGTGCCGTGGTCACGGGTGCGGTTTGTCGCCACATCCCAAACATAAGCTTCGGAAGTTGTTGGCGTGTCGCCCTCCTCCGCTGCGTGTAATCCTACTTCGCCCGTCCCCCCCGTCTGATAGGAGTCCTCTTGGCGCTGCGATTCCGTCTTTCTAAACGCACGGTCTATCAACGCCTTCTTCTTTGGGTGCATCTGGAGGAGCGTGAGCTTGTCAACCTGCCTGCTCTCCTGCACCCAATTTGAATTCCTCACATAGAGCTTGTCCTTAAACATGGAGCGAGCATCAGGGGAGTTAATCTCAATGTCGCCAAGCCCAAACATGAGTTTGGGATTCCAGACGGGCTTTATGTAGCCCCGGCCAAATAGAAGGCCGTTTGTCACCATCTCTGTTTGGCGGCTGATGTAGTCGTTGTTGTTAAGGCAAAGGCTAATTTTGTTGGTGAGGAGTTCGGCGTGTGGTTTATGTTGGGGGTCGATGGGGGTGAGGGATATTTCGGGCACCCGGTTACTCAGCACGGGCAGCATCGTCATAATCTGCGCGAACAGGAAGTTAGTTACTGTGTCGGACTTGAAATCAGAACCGGTCTGTAGTTGTTGCTGCCCCTTGATCCACCGCAAGTTTTCATTCCAGCGGTCGTCATAATGCGTTTTGCGGTATTTCTTCGCATCGTCCAAAAGATCGGATAAGTGCTTCACCCGCATGTCTCTATTAGCCATTTGCCTCTGCCTCTCGGTAGGCGTCTAAGAAACCATCATCCATCTTATCGGGGGCGGTCTGTCGTTTAGCGGCCCTGGCGTAAGAGGACATATCATCTACTATGTAGTTGGAGTTAGGGGCCACGTCGCTTGTCTCAACTAGCCCCCTCGCTCGTATCTCCTCGTCCCGCTGGCGCTTGCCGCTAACCACCATCCCTAAGCCAGAGTCCCAATACGGGGTGTAGTGGCGGTAGCGCAGAGATTGAGCGTTTTCTACGGCCTTGGAGCCGTCTGTGCAGTTCGGGCATGTATTGAGATGTGGTTCGTCGTCACATATTAGACCAGTGTAGGTGGAGCCGCATCCCGCGCACGCGCCCTCTTTTAGCGTGTAAGACGGCATCAAGAGCCTTTTCTGTTTTTCTTCTCCATATCCTCCACGTCACGCGCCATTTGGCGCTTTTTACGCCTTGCTATTGCCACGCCCTTCTTGGCATCTTCAATTTCTTGAAGGGCTTCGCGCTCCTCGGGCAGCATGAGCTTACGCTTCTTGCGCCCCCGAGAAGGCCCGCCACCGCCGCCGCCACCCGGTATAGCCATCTTGTACTTCGCCATTTGCTTTTTCCTGACTAGGTTAAAGAATATACCAATCCTATATACTATACAGGAAATTTGTCAAGTATGATGATTAGATTTTTTTCCAAGAATCGGGCGCATTCTCGTAACGCCCTGAAAGCAAACGGATTCGGCCTTTATGGAGGGCCTTGATATGCTGCTGGATTCTATTGATTTCTTCTCTTACCTTGAACTTGTGCGGGGGCTTGGAAACTCGCACCAGGTTACAGAGCGCGTCCAGCCCGTCGTCATACATAGCGCGGGGGAAATCCAGTAATTCTTCTTCCAGCCAGTCCATGCCTGGAAGCAAGAATAGCTTCCCCGCCTCCATAAGTGGTTGAAGGGTGGTTTTGATGCGCTCGTTTTTCGTATTCGCGCCGGGGTAGGAGATGTATTCCCACCTTGGCCGCTGGCCTTTCTGATGGCCGTACTGGATCATCACGTCGTCCACCTGAGCGCGGTCAAACCGCTGGAGTCCCGAATTCAGGCACTTGTGCGCGTAATACATTCGCCACATATGCTGAATCCCCACCAGCTTTGTGCATCTTTCCCTGAATATTTCCCGTATATGGTAATTCCAGTACTCATCCACCGCCGCCGCCACAATCACCGTGTAATCGGCCTTCTTCACCTCACCTGTCTCTATGCGCCGCTGCTCGGTGTAGGCGAAATCCACGCCGAGAAAATACCGGAAGCGGCGTTTAGAGGTCCATACGTCGGGGTGCACGTAATGCAGCCACGCCCGCTTAAATGTGCGGTCGGACTCAGGCACGGGATCGAGCAAGAACTGGCAGCTATACAAATATGAGCCGTGGCGCAACTTCAAGTGATCTAAGTGCTTACGGGGGAACCGCTTGGGGAACGTGAGGGCACCGTCTTTTGTCTCGGCGGGCATAATGAACACGCAATACTTGTGTTCTTCGTCATCCTCTTTGTTGGCTTTGAGGATTCTGCTATAGATGTCGTCATAATGCCAGCGCGTTGACACCAGCATCATCTCGCCGTCAGGCTCTAAAAGACTATGGAGTAGGCGATAGAAGTCCCAACATTTCTCGATTTGCTCTCTTGAGGCACTTGCACGCTCGGTTTCCAAGTCGTCCGCAATTATTACGTCATAGTGAAACCCGGCGCGGGGGGCGTCGATTGCGATTGTAGAAACAGTGGGTTCGCGCAGGCGGGGGATGGTGCGAAACTTGCTCGTAATATGAAGATCGCTCCAGACGCGCTTCTTTTTGTCGCCCTGGTGCTCGCCAAACAATTTTACCCATCGTTCCTCGCTCTCCATAATTTGCCTAGTGCCCCGGACAAACGACTTCGCCAATTCGAGCACTTCACACCCAAACAGAATACGAATGTTACAGGTGCCTAACTCTGTCATCTCGCGGGCGATGAGCCAAGTGGCGTAACCGACTGTGGCTATTGAACTTTTAAAGCTCCCGCGGCAAGCCTGGATCATCTTGTACCGGCGGCGAGTAGTGGATTCTAAGGATTCTTTTTCGTCTGGAGTGAAAGTGCGGTATTTGGGCATTGTCGCCATCTCGCACATGGGGCCGTGGAACGGCTCGTGCAGGTCGCCATAGCCAAGGATTTCCACGCAGTAGGCATAAAAACCATCGTCAGACGTGTAAGAGCGGGCAAGGCAGTAGTTAGTGACGGCTTCACTGGCTCCCTTGAGGTCCAGTTTCTTCGCCATCTCCTTCCACTTCTTGTAGGAGTTCGTTGGAGTAGCGTGCAGCTTCGCCAGAAGGGCTTCTTCCGTCAGAGCCGCCGCCGAATCCACCCGCTTCTTTCCCGAGATTCTTGGTGATTTGGAGTTTTTCAATTTCTATCAGCAATCTGCCCCATTCCAGGGGGTCTTTTTTCGTCTCGCCAGTCATAAACTCACCGACTGATCGTGCCTTGAGGAAGCCGAGTATCGCGCCCTTATCGTAATCGAGCAGTTTTTGGAGATATGGACCGGGTTTGGCGAGCAATTCCTCCACGCTTTTCGAGTCTCCTAGCGTAGCGAGTTGCACTAACCCTATGAATTCCTTGATAGTTGGCGCTAGTACCTGGAGATATTTGGGATCGGCGTGGTCTAGCACTTCGCGGAGGTCTGAGAGCGTGACATTGGCCTCCAAACTTATTTCAGTCTCTTTAGAGACTATCCCATTCTTCTCTTTTTCTTTCATTTTCCCCTTGACAGGGGGTGGTTTCTGGTTCATAATAATTACATGGAAATCTTAAGTTTTGGGTTAAAAACCCTTCTCTTTTACGCCATTTCTTGTCTTTTCATCTATAGCGTAGTGAGGCTATTACGTCCTGTCAAGTGGAAAATGCGTCATATAGTGGATTTTCGAGAATCGGGCCGTGTTGAGCTGGACGCAGATGAACGCAAGGACGCACGGGAGTTCGTAAAGGATCAGGTGGAAAAGAAGAAGAACGCACCGATGATAAAGGAGCTAAAGTGAACGCCTTTTTCTCGCAGGCCGACCCCGACAAAACCAAATACACACTCACCATCGCGCTTGACCTAGAAGATTGGAAGCTTCTTAGGGACCAGCTAAAAGAAACGTCTACCCGACGACCGTCGTGGAAGTTTAGAGATATTATAAGCCAAATGATTACCCACGCAGAAGATACGTCAATAAAGGTGGTAGATGTTAGTGATTGAGGAGCTTAAATGAGGGGTGGAGCATCGAGGGCACTTCGTCACTAAGGCGTATTGAGGGTCTTTCCTGCTCGACTAGGCCCGAAAGCCGGGGCTAGGAGGCCTATATGGACTCCGTGTTAGAGCAAGCATCGGCTGAGTGAGCGACCTGGACCCACCCTCATTTTTTCATTTGACAAGCTACAGGGGAATGTTGTACATTGAAGGCCAACGCAGCAACTTTTCTTTCCTTTGACTCCTACTCGTTGCTGAGTGAGCGCCTAAGCAAATCCCTCCGCTTGGGCGCTTTTTATTTTAGGAGAATCTAATGGCAAATAGCAATTCAAGTAGCGGCGGTATCGGCTTTGCTGGCCTACTTACCGTCGCATTCGTTGTCCTAAAGCTCACCAACGTAATCGCGTGGTCGTGGTGGTGGGTGCTGAGTCCGGTGTTGATCGGCGCGGGCCTAGTCTTGTTGGTGCTCTCGGTGGCGCTATTTATTATCATCAAGAAGGCAACATCAGGATGAAAGAATGCCGTAAGTGCAAGTATTTCCATAAGGAAACAAAGACCGGCACTACGGGCGCGTGCAGGCGTTACCCACCGCAGATCGTTCCTGATTCCGGGGACTTCTGGCCCATGACGCATGAAACAGACTGGTGCGGCGAGTACGAACCTAAGAACAAAGAGGAGAGGCTGGCATGAGAAGTTTTGATAAAAACTTCCGGTGTGGGGGGTGGTGCTGTGAATTATATCATTGAGTGTGACGAGAAGGAATGCGATTCTTGTACTCCCGAGATGGGCGCGGAGCATTGGATAACCGTAACTGTGGCAAGAGGCGCAGGTCATAGCCAGTACGACACTTACACGCTCCATTACTGCCCGATGTGCTGGACGGGGAAGTTTGTACGCAATATTGCCACAGTGGAGATGCTTTCAACAAAGGAGAACGATAATGCCGGGGGATGATAAGCCGTTAGCGGCCTGCGGTAAGTGCGAGTATAGGCTAGAGATACGTATATCCAGGGTGTTGGAGAGCGTGAATCAGTTTTGCTCTGCCCACCCCCACCCCAATCAGTTCAACTTCTTTTCGGGGGAGTTTGAACCCCCCGCAGCAGCGGGGATGAAATATCGCCCCTGCGCTGACATCAACATCAACGGGCATTGCCCTAAATACACGGAACGCGGCGAGCAAGCTGCGCCGCTTGAGGAGAAGAAATGAAGATAGAATGCATTAATGCCTTTAACTCTCCCTGTGATCCCAAAGATGAGTGGCGATCTGTGGTGAAGATTATAGCTGAAACCCCGTTTGAGGAACAGTGGCTTGATTCGGTGCCGTGGGATAAGATAAAGGCCGATGTGGGGAGCGCTTATGCCAGTAGCGTCCATGAACACAAACTCATTCGGGATTGTGTAGAGCTTTATTGGCTGGCAGATAAAGACCTGACAGACAAAGAATTAGCCGATCTATCATCCAGTATAACACTCCCCGTAAAGGAGATCAAATGATCCCGATTGAGCGTCTAGCGACTCGGAGTGAGCGCATCAAGGCTTGCGAACTCAAGGAACGTGGCTATATGCCGGACACGAACGAGATGATTGATGACATGGTGAATGTCACGAACGACATCGTGAACCAGCTAAATGAAGTGACAGCCAACGTAAGCACCATCGCGAAAATTCTTGACAAACTTACCAGGACGCACTCAAAATGAGCAAGACTAGCGATTCGGCGGACCAAATTGAGCGGCTGGTTGACGTAGAATTCCCCATGATGGTAGAAGAAGATCGGCGTGAGATAGCACGCAACCGCGCCAAGATCAACGAGTTAGTGGATAAAGTGAATGAAATAGAGGAGACACTTGTCTTATTCTTCAAGGGGATAAAATTAAGGCAGATGAATGAACCAGAGAGTGGCTAAGATTCTCAAGCGCCTGGCGGTTAAGGCCGCCACGGCTCGCCCCATATTAGAGGGCAGGCCCGCCCGGTATCCTGATAATTCGTGGCCAGCAATTTATAAGGCGCTCAAAGCCGCGTATCTAGCGGGGGATAAAGTAGTAAAGAGGGAAGTTTCAGAAGAAACTTCAAAAAAGGAAGTGAAGGATGAGGGGGCGAGCCAATGAAAAGGATTAAGATCACCGGGCGGGGCTGCGGGAGGCGCAACGCGCTTTCTTGCGAGATCGGCAGCCCGTGGCCTGGGGCCGCCCCCTTTATTCTACAACACAGAAAGAATAAGAGGTGAAACCAATTTTCGAAAACAAGCATAATCATTATTTTGAATATTGCGCGGGGTGTAAATATGTGATGGTGATCTGTGGGAAGTGCGGAAACAACTCATGTAATGGGGGGTATGGGACATTGGGAGACGGGGCTGAGTGCGATGCGTGTGAATCTGCTTATGTGTTGATGTACCAAAACGACGAACTTAGCACTCACTCAATACACACGCCCACTATAGCAGACAAATGTCTGCGCCATCCGCAACCCCCTCACATATAAGGAGCTGATTCATTCTATTTTGTAGATAGAATACCCATCATGCTGCTCTCCCACTGGTGCAAGAAAATCTTTTGTTGATTTATAAGCACTTAGAAGAAACTTCAAAGAAAAGACTTGATTTGTCTTGACATGGTCTGTCAGAATACAACAGGGAATATAGGCGCTAACCGATGATGAGTCAGATAGCCCGCGCCCGTAAGAGGCTGGCGGGCGTTAGATGACGGACACTAAAAAAAGTATTGCGCCAATATAAGTTTGGACTTCTAAGGATAGCTGTGTTCGCTCCGCTCACCGGAAGGCCAAAGCCTTCGTTTTTAAGAAGATAGCATAAATGCAGCTTGCGGGAGATCGCGCTTGGGCTACTTACGGCCCGCACGCTCCCCCGCTGCGCAAGAAGAAAGGAACCCCACCCTAATGCCGCCCCCCAAGGATGATCGGTGGAAGATTAAAATACCGGCCTGCCTCGTAGCTCGCATCCGCCCCATAGTAGCACAGAGGAAAAAAGACACCGATCCAGTGTATCTCCACACCTCAGACGAAGAACTCGCTCCCTCCCTAACCGCCCTCATCTGCGAAGCTATCGAATACTATTGCGACCTCCTCCTCCCAATCTCCACCACGCCCTGCCAACGGATCACCGCCGCCCACGAACGCATAAAGCTCTCCTGGCTCCCCCATAGCGAATGGAAAGCCTCCCTAGTCCCCGCCGCTGAGTACAATGCGAAACTCATTCGCTCCATAATGGAAGAAAAGGAATCTACAGAATAGTTTAGGTACTTAGTCTTACATGGTGGGGCACTATACAAAGAAATATATACCGAGAGTTGGGGAGATGGGAATCTACTCTCTACCTACCTACCTCCCTATATTTTCACGGTGGGGTGGGGGGGGATACCCGAGACAAAACCCCGCCAGACGGGGGATCGAGTGTTAACCAACGCACATAGGCATGCTATTAACATATTAATAGAATACGCGTTATATTCTATTCAAGCCTTCCCCCCATGCTTGTCTATAGTTAACTATCAACCGAGTTAATCATTAACCAGGTTAACTACCTACGGCTCGCTGCTCGTAGCTGGTATTGAGCCAAATGGGTTAGTATGGGGGGGATCTGGGGTTCCGCTTACGGGGGTGAGTTATGGGTAAAGGAAAGGCTCCAGGCTAAACCCTGGAGCCTTGGGGCGGGATTATGGGGAGGCGATCAGCGGGAGTCCACTTCGGCGTCCATCTCGCGCAGGAGATTATAGGCACCTACAAGTCGATATGGGTGCATTCCGTCTCTGATCGCCATCTCGATTTTGTGTGCGAGTCGATCTCTCCTGTACGTCAGGTCGGCGGTTTTCACGTTTGAAAGTTTCTGGTCTGATAGAGTTTTCATTGTCGATCCCCCTAGTTAAAAGCCCTCATCACGATCGCCGTAAATTCTTATGTCGGCGCACTCGTTGCATTGGTACCCGGCAGCGCGGTCGGCGGGTGTGAGGCGGTTTTCCCCGCCGCATGTCGGGCAAGGCAGGTTGCGGGGGTTTCGCTTGGTTGCG